ATCTATTCGCTACATCAATCATATCCTGCATTGATGGGTTTTCTGTGTTATCACCTGACTTTCTTAATAAACCTTTATTATAAAATTGATATGATAACCCCATAGGTAGTTCACTCATTACATAATAGATAAGGCAATCAGCTACATAGTTATCTAGTAAAGCCTGTTCATCCATATTTAAGGTGCAATTGTTTACACCATCTTGTAATCTATTATATAAAGTACTACCTAATGTTGGTAGTATATACATATCTTGAGCAGTCTTAATTTCAGGCAATACTAATTTCTCATCTACATTAGCGTGTAAACCTGTTCTATCTTTGATACTTTGTACTGATATGAATAATGTATTTAATGACATTTCTTATTTTTTTCTTGTAACTATATTTGTTTTCCATTGATGGCGGCATGATTCACTTATCGTTCCATTATCATTCCACCAACCACCTTTTCTATCCCATACTGAATAGCCTAATCTAGCACTCATCATTTCAATATCACTTCTACTATATAGCTTTTTTGCATCTAATAAAGCAACACAAAATGGTCGGCTAGTAGTTTTATCTGTATCATTAAATCCTTCAATCCATTCATAAGAAAAACGAACCATAATTTCTGTAGTCTGTGGCTTTACATCTCCAACAGTCTTGCTTAATGGTTTTGTTAATTCTCTTGATACTTCAATATCACTATCTATTCCTTTACCTATTTTAGTTTCCTTAACCTTTAATATTTTTCTATCCTCTAAATCTTTTAGAATAGTCTTTATATTATTTACATCTTCATCTAAAACTTCTGCTAATACTTCAGGAGTTATATTCTTTTGTTTAGCTATTTGGTCAAGTATATCTGATTCTAATTGTGTAACATCTGCAAACATATAAAAGTCAGCATCATCACTAAATCTTTTTTTAGATTTCCAAACATTAAAAGATTCTTTATTCTCACCAAACTCATAGAATACACTAAAGTCTTGTGCAGCAAATTGTGCATCTAGTTCTTCAGAACCTAGCCATGTATTAACTTCATCATCACTTAAAGCATATCCTGTTTTAAGCATTGCAGTAGCTTGTTCTCTATTAATTTTACCTTTAGTAAACTCACGAATGATTCTCTGCATATTCTGCCACTCACGACCTTTTAATCCCTTAATATGTTCATTTACAGATAGTTGTTCTGCAGGTGCATTTGCATCTTGAGTAGGTGCATATTTAGTAATATCTATTCCTATCTTCTCTAATAACCATTCTTTAGGAGCAAGAGAAACTATTGTTGCCTCACTAAATTCAATACCAACAGGCTCAGTAGGGATAATCTTTATTTTAGTTGTAACACCTTTATATTTAGCTAACATATTAAATACACTTTCTAGGTGCATTTGTTTTGCATTTATGTAAGTGTTTTTAAATATCTCATAACCATCACGCATCTCTGTTCTGCTGCCTAACTTACCTGCTTCAGCAATACCCATAATAGATGGGGTAGTAACCTGATGCCCACTAAAAATATTAGTTTGAATTAACTCATCTACTCTACTAAAATCTTCTTTAGTTAAATCACTTGTACCTAAATCATCTACAACAGGCTTCCTAGATATATCATTGACAAAAGCAATCATATATTTCTTACCATCTGCGCCACTATATGTTTTTCTTAATCTATTATCTACATTGCGTTTCTCTTCATCATTAGGCTCACCATTAGGTAAGGTAATAAGTTTACTAGCAGAAAACCCTGTCTGTGCATTTCCTAAAATATGTTTAGATACTTCAATATCACTTTCAATATAGTTTAATGCAGCGAAGTATGAAGGCAATCCATAAATACCAATATTAGGTCTGTACTCTTTTATGTACAGAATTTGTTTACCTGTTGGTAATTTAGGATTAAATGCAGCTATGACTTCAGGCTTAACCTTATTATCTTTCCAATCCTCTTTATACCAATACTGCGTATTATCTTTATTTGTGCGTATTTTAATATAATCACAATGCCATATCTCTGCAATATTTCCTGCTAAATCCCAAATGATTTCTAAATAAGCACCACCAAATATTTCTACATCTAAAGAAACTTTTCTAGTTAAGTCGTTTAAAGATTCAACTCTATTTGCTTTGTCTATAAACGATTGAGCATCAGGCTCACCTGACCAACCATTACCTGTAATGTAGTGAACCTTACTTTTAATGATTGCACTATGCTTAGAAGATTTGTTATATAAATCTACTATGTATTCAGGATAATCATTGTTTTCCCCATATTTAATGTAGCCACCATCAATACCTTTCTTCTCTTTGAATTCAGGTTGTCTAGCCTCTGCGAATGTTAATACTCTTAAATCTATCATTGTCTAATTGTATAAGTGTCTGTTGTTGTATATGTATTATATGTTAAGGTAGAACCTGAAAGCCACATAATACCTGTTTCTAGCTTGTTTAAGCCTGTTATATCTAAATTGGTAGTACTAGCCTGTTCGTAAACTTCATAGGTGTATTGACCCTCTAATTGATTTTTAAAGCTAGTATTAGTTACAATACTAAATTCATTGTACCTATCCTTGTACAAACTTGTATCTGCAGCGTATAATTGAATGAATTTTATCTCACAATTACTGCTTCTATTTGTAAATACAAATAAATAGTTAGGGTTAGTCAATAACTGCTTTTCAGTTAATGTCATTACAATAATATTTGTTTCGCCTTTAGTTAAATGTATCATCAAATATAAATAGCAATTATATAAATGTTTTCAAATGTCCATATAACTGTAAGATTGACACACTTATTCATACGATAATGTGTCATTAAAGTAACATATAGGTATTGTTATGTTACTTTTAAAGCACAAAAGTTACCTTATAATACAACTTCGAGCCGATAATGAGCGATAATCGGCTCACTTATGATTGATAAAATAAAAAACCCCCACCTAGAAAACTAGGCAGGGGAACTAACTATGAAAAAACTACAAACTATCCCGGAGTTGTTAAAGTAGATGCTACTGCACTACTTACTTCAGGGCATAAAGAAGGTTCTGCTCCACTAAAAGTTAAAGTGTAACCACTTCTATCTCCTTCAGCAGTTCCTGTTGCAGCACTACCACCTGTTAAATCTAAAGTTCTTGTTTTACCAAGATACCAAAATTTACCATTGCTATCTTTTGCAACAGCATTTAATCTATTTTGAGCCAATAAAAGAATTTCATTTCTTGTATTTGCTTGTAACTTATTTAAAATTATTGTCAATTCAGTTGTATAATACAAAGTACCATTCTGTACATTAGATGCTACTGTTTCAGTAAACATTGAAGTACCTTTAGTTAATTCGTATTTATAAAATCTTTTACCTGCTGACTTAGTTAATGAAGAAATAACTCCACTAGCTTCAGTAACAGATGCTACATCTGAACTTGCAATAAAATAAACTTCGGTAATCCCACCTAAGGAATCACGACAATCTAGGGTATATCCCTGAGTTAATGCACACGCCATTTTTGTTTATTTTATTTATTAAAAAATGGGGAGTATATTTTAACTCCCCTTATAATTAAATTGCTACTTTAACGATTTCATCAGGGAATGCAATATTCACACCCATTTTGAACTCTGCTGCAAATCTTACTTCATCAGCCTCTTTTGCAAAGAAGATTTCAAATTTCTCTTCTTCGTTTAATAAGTCTGTACCTAAGAATAAGTTACTTAATCTCATTGCATAAACATCATTTGTACCGTTTAAACCTTGTAAAGCTACTACTTTAATAGAAGTACCCGGCAATACAAACTCGCTATCAGCCTTACCATCAAAAGCATAATTGAACATATTAGCGTTCTTTAATGCAATAGTGTAAGTTCTGAAAGTGTCCATACCACAAACGATTACAATATCATCAGCAGATACTACTTTAGCAGGGATTGCTTTGTAAACACCATCAAATAAACTTACAACATTCGCTGCAGTAATTGAAGTCAAAGGCGCACCTGAAATAAATCCTGATACATTCGCATCTACAACACCTGCTGCAGCACCAATTAATTTGATTAAACCATCAAATTTATTTAAGTTGCCATTTGCAGATGCAGTATCACCTTGCCAAATTGCAGTCTCTAATTGAGCAGCAATAGTCTTAGCTTTTCTATCTGAATAATCTTGCTCAAAAGGAATTGAATCATATTGAGAACCTGTTGGTAAAGCCTTTTGTAAATACTTAGCTTCTAATGCTTTAGGGCATAAAGCCTCTTGTACTTTGATTTTACCTACTGTTACAGTTCTTTGAGTAAAAGAAGTTGTACCTGATGCGTTCCATCCGCAAGTACCACCTGCTTGGAAGAAAGCATCTGTATCCATAATGTTAATTGTTTCTGCTGATTTTACACCAACCATAACATTACCTGCGCTCTTAATAAGGGCTGCAGTTTTTGCACCTAACACAGATGAAGACACTAATTGTGCTTCGTTTTCTTTTGTGTAGTTTGTTAATGAACTTACTGAAAATGACATTTTTTATTAATTTATTTGTTTAAAATTGCGTTTCTATATTTTTCTAATCTTTCATACTTAGTATCATTATTTGATACATACGATTGAAAAGCGTTTGCTGATTTTTGAGTAGGCTCTGCAGTTGGAGTGTTTGAAAGTGCCTCTACTAATTCAGCTACTTGTGCAAACCCTTGTTTTACTTTGCTCTCTAAATCAGAAATTTTTGCTTCTAATTGGCTTTTTTGCTCTGCAAATTCAGCCTTTAACTCTTCAGCCATAGCAGTTGTATCTTGTGCAGGAGCAACAGGTGCAGCAGGTGCAACAGGCTCTTCTACAAGAACATCTTCTTTTGGTGAAGAAATTTCTACGATTAACCCTGCCTCATCAACTTGAATAGATGTACCATCCATTAATTGATGTTCTCCTTGTGGAGCAGGTGTACCATCAGCTAATTCTACTTTACCACCAATTTCTAATGCAGAAATCATAACCTTAGTTCCATCTGCTAAAGAATATTCAGCCATTTCTACCTTAGTTACTTCAGGAGTAACAGGTGCAACAGGCTCAAGTACAGGTGGCATATCTTCAAATATTGCTCGTATTTGTTTTAATGCTTCTTTTGGATTCATTTTATTTTTCTTTAAATGTTAATATTATGGTTAGTTTATCACTTAACCGTTCATCATTTATATTTACCGTTCATCACATTTATCAAAAAAAGGGGTAAAATGTTTGGAAGGTGTCTAAAAC